ACTATCGTAAATCTGGTACTACCCTGTCTAGTGTAGATAACCGAAAGAAAAAATAAAAATGTTTAAACTTTCTCAACGTTCCTTAAACAAACTAGCTGGAGTTCACCCTAATTTAATAGGGGTGGTACAACGTGCTATAGAGTTAACAGATGTAGACTTTGGAGTTACTTTTGGTACTCGTACATTTGAAGAGCAAGAAAAACTGTTTAAGTCTGGACGTAGCCAAACTATGAATAGCAAACATCTCACACAAAATGATGGCTACTCTCATGCGGTTGATCTAGTAGCTTACTTTGGCTCAGATGTTTCTTGGGAACTTAATGTCTATGATAACATCTGTGATGCTATGGCACAGGCTGCACGTGAAGAAGGTTTACCCATTAAGTGGGGTGCTGCGTGGTCTGAAGGGGACATTCGAGATTACTCAGGTTCGGCGGAAGATGCCATGAATGCCTACATTGATTTGCGTAGGTCACAAGGTCGCAGACCTTTTATTGATGCTCCCCATTTTGAAATTATGTGAGATGTTTATGGATACTAGTGAACCTTGGCACCTTTCTCGTAGTGTGCCTGTAACCCTCATATTTGCAATTATTATGCAGACAGTAGCTCTTATATGGTTTGTTGCTTCTCTATCTAGTGAAGTAGAACAAAACAAAATGGCTAATGCAAAGCAAGATGCAAAAATAGATAGCTTAGAAAAAATCGTACAGAACCAAGCTGTAACTATGGGACGCATGGACGAAAACATAAAAGCAATACGAGAAATGATGGAAACTGATAGGATTAGAGGAAGGTGAAATACTTCGTTTTACTTCTTTTACTTTCTGCTTGTTCGGGACTTCCTTCTGTATTAAACCCTCTAAGTGGGGGTGGTGGGCCTACAGTAAACAGTAACGCACAGATAGGCAAAGAAAATAGGCAGTCTGTTCTTTCATTAGAGCAAGCAGAAGAAATCTACGCAGGTAGGGATGTGGTAAAGACTGAAGTAGTAAAAGAGGTAGAGACAGAATCCGTGGAAAACTTAGACATTACTAATACTAACATATCTCCTTGGATGATACTTCTAATGCTTTTAGGGTGGTTACTACCAACTCCTACGCAAATAGGTCAGTCTATAGCAAACTTTTTCCTTGCATTATTTAAAAGAAAGATGTAACATGGCACGAGCACTAACAGATAAACAACAAGCATTACTTGCAGTTCTCTTTGATGAAGCAGGTGGTGACTTAGTTGCTGCTAAAAAACTAGCAGGTTACTCTGATGCGACCTCTACTGCAGAAGTTGTTAACTCTCTCAAAGAAGAGATCCTAGATGCAACGCATACTTATATGGCACGTAATGCGCCTAAAGCTGCGATGTCTATGGTAGGTGCTTTATATGACCCTACAGAGTTGGGTATTCGTGACAAGATGCAAGCTGCTAAAGAATTGCTTGATCGTACTGGTTTGGTTAAGACTGAGAAAATGCAAGTGGAAGCAAAGGGTGGTGTTATGCTAATGCCCCCTAAACAAGTGGAAGATGATGACTAAAAAATTACCCACATGGAAGCTACCACAGCCAACCGACCTAAAAGATGATAACGAGTGGCTTCCTATTCCTAAAGTATCTCGTACAGTTCCTTTTGGTTACGAACTTGATCCTGAAGACTCAGATATATTACTGCCGATAAAAAATCAACTAGACCTACTAGAACAGGCTAAAGTTTATTTACGGCAATACTCGTATCGTGAAGTAGCCAACTGGCTATCTCGTAATACGGGGAGAGATATATCTCATGTAGGCTTACGTAAACGGTTGGAAAATGAACGAAGAAGAAAAAACAAAGCTGCAATCTTACGCCGATGGGCAAGCTATGCCGAAACGGCGATCAGCAAGGCGGAAAAAATCGAAAGAAGCCGCACCGGAGCTAAAGAGCAAATCCAAGCAGAAGAAGGCCAAAGCTGAACCTGCAAAAATTATGCACGAGATTCCCGTTGAGGAACAGCATAACGTAATTTTTAAACCCAATGATGGGCCTCAAACAGAGTTCCTTGCTGCAGGTGAACGTGAGGTGCTGTATGGAGGCTCTGCAGGTGGGGGTAAGAGTTACGCCATGCTGGCAGACCCTTTACGGTACATGGGCCACCCAGACTTCTCAGGATTGCTCCTACGACATACTACGGAAGAACTTCGGGAACTGATCTTTAAGTCTCAAGAAATGTACCCAAAGATTTGGCCCGGTATTAAGTGGTCAGAAAGAAAAATGCAGTGGACTGCGCCATCTGGTGCACGATTGTGGATGTCCTACCTTGACAGGGAAGATGACGTTCTGCGTTACCAAGGTCTAGCTTTTAGTTGGATAGGCTTTGACGAGTTAACACAATGGGCATCTCCATTTGCATGGAACTACATGCGTTCTCGTCTACGGTCCACTGCCCCCGACTTGCCTATCTTTATGCGGGCTACTACTAACCCCGGCGGAAGAGGGCATCACTGGGTTAAGAAGATGTTTATTGATCCTGCACCTGCAGGTAAAGCTTTTAATGCTACGGATATTGAGACTACGGAAGAGTTAAAGTATCCTGTAGGCCATGCTAAAGCAGGTAAACCTTTATTTAAACGTAGGTTTATACCTGCACGACTATCTGATAATCCCTATTTGTCAAAGCAAGGTGACTACGAAGCAATGCTTCTATCCTTACCAGAACAACAACGTAGGCAATTGTTAGACGGTGATTGGGATATTAAAGAAGGCGCAGCCTTTACAGAGTTTGATAGAAATGTGCATGTCGTTGAGCCTTTTAACATCCCTAGCAATTGGGTTAAGTTTAGGGCATGTGATTACGGGTACGGAAGTCAGTCTGGTGTTATTTGGTTTGCAGTTGCCCCTGACGAACAATTGATAGTTTACCGGGAACTGTATGTAACTAAAGTACTTGCTACCGATCTGGCTGATATGGTTTTAGATCTTGAAGCAGAAGATGGTAATATTAAGTACGGAGTATTAGATAGTTCTTTGTGGCATAAACGTGGTGATACTGGGCCATCCCTTGCAGAACAGATGATTAGTCGTGGATGTCGTTGGCGTCCTTCAGATCGTTCAAGAGGATCACGTGTAGCTGGTAAGAACGAAATACATCGTCGGCTTCAGGTAGATGAGTTTACAGAAAAACCCCGTCTGGTTTTCTTTAACAGCTGTACTAACACAGTAGCACAGATACCTGCAATACCTTTGGATAAAAGAAATCCAGAAGATGTAGATACTAACTCAGAAGACCACTTGTATGATGCATTAAGATATGGTATAATGTCTCGTCCTCGTTTTAGTGTATTTGACTATGACACTCATGGAAACAACTACGGCGGTATGCGAGTAGCAGATTCAACGTTTGGATATTAAGGAAAGAATAAATGTCAGAAGATAACGAAATGTTTATTGAAGATGATGCTATTGCATTAGAAGATACAGATAATTCTGTAGAGTTTGATGCTGGTACTTCAAACATTATTCCCTATATCATGGAACGTTACAAACGTTCTGAGGATTACCGCCGCCAAGATGAAGAACGTTGGCTACGTGCCTACCGTAACTATCGGGGCATCTATGGTCCTGATGTGCAGTTTACCGATGCTGAGAAGTCTCGTGTGTTTATTAAGGTTACTAAGACAAAAACTCTTGCAGCTTACGGTCAGATTGTAGATGTTCTATTTGCTAACAATCGTTTTCCTTTGACAGTAGATCCGACAGAACTTCCTGATGGAGTTGTTTCCGATGTTAACTTTGATCCTGCTCAACCGAAAGAACTGCAAGAAGATGGCCTTGGCAAGGAAGTAAATCCTTATGGCTATAAGGGAGATGGCAAAGAGCTTGCTAAGGGTGCAACAATCCGTACTCTTAAAGAAATGCTAGGCCCGATAACAGACAAATTTACAGGCATCAACAACGTACAGGAAGGTGTAGGTAAAACTCCTACAGCTATTACGTTTAGTCCTGCTATGATTGCAGCTAAAAAGATGCAAAAGAAAATCCAAGATCAACTAGAGGAATCCTCTGCATCTAAACACCTACGTAGTACTGCCTTTGAAATGGCTTTGTTTGGTACGGGTGTGATGAAAGGTCCATTTGCTGTAGATAAAGAGTATCCTAATTGGGACGAAGAAGGTAACTACGATCCTATCTTTAAAACAGTACCTCAAGTATCCCATGTGTCTGTTTGGAACTTTTACCCAGACCCAGACTCTAACAACATGGATGAAGCACAGTTTGTTATTGAACGTCACAAGTTGTCACGTACACAATTACGTGCACTAAAACGGCGTCCTTACTTCCGTAGTACCGTTATTGATGAAGCCATTGCTATGGGTGAAAACTACGATAAGCAATACTGGGAAGACGATTTATCTGACTACACACCTGATCATGGTATTGAACGTTATGAAGTACTAGAGTACTGGGGTATGGTGGATATCGAAATGCTTGAAGAGCAAGGCGTAGATATTCCAGAAGAACTGTCAGCCTTCGATGAACTACAAGCAAACGTATGGATTTGTAACGGCAAACTTTTGCGTATGGTACTTAATCCGTTCAAACCTGCACGTATTCCATATCATGCGGTTCCCTACGAACTAAACCCTTACTCCTTCTTTGGTGTAGGTATTGCTGAGAATATGGATGATACACAGACGTTGATGAATGGTTTTATGCGAATGGCTGTTGACAATGCTGTACTTTCTGGTAACCTACTAATTGAAGTAGATGAAACTAACTTAGTACCGGGACAAGATTTATCTGTATATCCCGGCAAAGTGTTTCGCCGCCAAGGCGGTGCTCCCGGTCAAGCAATCTACGGCACCAAGTTCCCCAACGTTGCAGGTGAAAACTTACAATTGTTTGATAAGGCACGAGTACTGGCAGATGAATCTACTGGCTTCCCTTCTTTTGCACACGGGCAAACAGGTGTGTCAGGTGTAGGACGTACAGCTAGTGGCATTAGTATGTTGATGAATGCTGCTAGTGGCGGCATTAAGAATGTTATTAAAAACATTGATGATTACTTACTACGTCCTATGGGTGAAGGTTTGTTCCGATTCAACATGCAGTTTGACTTTGATCCTGAATTACGTGGAGACTTAGAAGTTAAAGCACGTGGTACAGAAAGTCTTATGGCTAACGAAGTACGCAGCCAACGTCTGATGCAGTTCCTGCAAGTTGCATCTAACCCAGCATTAGCACCCTTTGCTAAAATGGACTACATCATTCGGGAGATTGCAAAGTCCCTTGAGCTTGACGCAGACAAGGTAACTAACAATATAGCAGAAGCTGCGTTGCAAGCTGAAGTTATGAAGGGTATGCAGCCCGAAGTACAACCGGGTGCTCCAGCAGGAGCTAACCCTATGGACCCCACAGGGGCAGGTGGTGGTACGATTGGCGTAGGCCAAGCACCAGTACCGGGAGAACAAGGATTTAGTGGTAATGCAGGACAAGGAGCACCTGAGCAAGCTGAAGGCGATGGTCAGCAACCAAGCCCAATGGGCCAAGTTTGAAGATTATATAGACACGTTAATAACACAACAACATAGGTCTATGGAACAAAGTACTGATGTAATTGTTTTGCATAGATCACAAGGTGCAATATACACATTGCGTAGGTTAAAGTTGCTTCGAGACGAGGTATTAAAAAATGGGAATAGCTAGTAGGCTTGCTAAAAAATTAATAAACGGAGTAGATAATCTACCCGTAAAAGATACATCCGTGCAACGTACGGCACTACGTAGCAACTTAGATAATTCTATAGAAAACAAACATGTATCAAATCTAGAGTTTGACGCACGTATAGAAAAATTAGATGAAGCTAATACAGCAGAAGAATGGCAGAAAAACACTAAAGAGTTCGTGAAGAAATCACGTGATGTAAATCCTACAGTACGCACTCCTGAGTTAGAAAACTCTACACTGGACCTACTTAATAACAAGATAACAAGAAAACAGCATCTAGACAATGTAGATAAACATAGACCTGTTAATCCTTGGGATGCATTACCTATAGAGCCTTCTAATAAAGCTACTGTGTTTTCACTAAAACCTAATCAGAGGAAGGATGGTTTTTTTGTACTGCCCGAAAAGGAAGCTAAAAGGCTAGGCGTTGCAAAATCTTTACTTGCTATTGGTCAACGTTTCTTAGGCCGTTTAGATATACCTGCTTATAAAGATTATGACACATGGATTATTGCAGGTAAGGCTCCTAAAGGGGAAAAAGGTACAGTCTATGCTAAGGCTATACATTATACTAGTGAAGATGGTAAACCTGTTATATTCAGAGCTTCACAAGGTAAAAGTGAAAATATAGGCAAAGGTAAAGCTGACCCAAATTATCACCCAGATACACACGAGAAAACAGGCTATGCTACTATTGATGGAATTGTAAAAGATTTAGACACAAAAACAATACGTGCTAAAGCAGAAATGTATTTAAATGATCCAGAGTGGGTACAGGTAGGTTTTGATCCCCGTAGACAAGGCGGTTTTTACGTACGTGCTGGGGATAACAAACATGTACCTGTAAGAGAAGCAAGTGAAGTAATACAGATAGGGCCATTGGTTTTAGCTAAGAACGCAAAATTAGATTTTGCACATACTGGATATGCAGAAGGTGGAATGGCAATAGCTGCAAAAGAACGAAGTGACAATTTAAAGTTTAATAAAGGCGGAACCCCAATGGAAAGACAAATGGAACTATTTAATGATGGTGGCCTTAAAGACGAAGGTGGCATGATTGATGAAGTATCTGGTAACGATGTACCTGTAGGTAGTACTCGTGAAGAAGTACGAGATGATATTCCTGCTATGCTTAGTGAAGGTGAGTTTGTTTTTCCTGCAGATGTTGTACGGTACTTGGGGCTTAATCGCCTTATGCAGCTACGACAAGAAGCTAAGATGGGCCTAAAGCAAATGGAAGCTATGGGTCAGATGGGTAATAGTGAAGAAGCTATTATACCTGACGATTTACCTTTTGATGTTTTAGAAATTATGGTAACGGAAGAAGATGACGATGACGATGAACCACAAGAAAAATACCAAGGTGGAGTACTACATGCTGCACGGGGTACATTTGTAACTCCTACATTTGATCCTAGTAATCAAGATGTACGTAAGTATACTAATGCCGATGGCAAGTCTTTGATGATTCCATTCCTCAATGGTAATCCTGTCTATCCCGTACCAGCTGGTTATTTACCAGAGGCTGCTACAGCAGAAACAGCACCCGTAGAAGCACCTACACAATCTAGTGATGATAACGATCCGCCACCCCCACCACCACAATCAGAGTTCGAGAAACTTGGTGGATGGAATATGGACACATCTGGCGCAGACGGTAAAGCATTGGATTTATGGCTCAAAGAAGCAGAAAAAATTACTACTACTGGTAATGTAGTTGTGGGTATTATCGGTGCTATTAATCCACTAATAGCTGGTGCTATGGCACTTGCAGTTAAGAAGCAAAAGAAAATCATAGAAGGTATGCTTCCCGAAAAACTTGCTCAAGCAAAGAAAACTCCTATTGCTGGTCAAGTTGATACGGCAGAAAGTATTACAAAACGTTTAACTACTAAAAAAGGTAAGGGTATAATAGCTACTGCAGCTGGTAGTATTGTAGATACTATATCTGATGCACTTGGTTTTGGTGAGGAAGAAAAGAAAAAAGCAAAAGTTATATCGGGTACTGTAGCCGAGCAAGACCCCGACGAGTCTGATGATGCAACTAAAGAAGCTGTTAAAGAAAGCATACGTCCCACAGCTCGTACAGCCGAAGCACAAACATCAGGTGAATATGCAGCAATGCAACAAATGTTAGCAGCAAAAGATGAAGATACAGAACCCGTAGTTAGTGAATCACAGCTAACTGGCGCAGGACTTGATCGTTTTGAATCTGACGATGCTCGACAAACTCGTGCTGCCCTTGGTTTTCCTGATCCAACAGTTGAACTTAGTGAATCTGATAAAACTCTTGAAGTTTTCCAACCTACGGATACAGAAGAACTTAAAAGTAAATTAACGACAGATAATGCACCTGCCCCAATGAGAACTGAGATGGCTACTGTTATGAATGCTAAACAGGATCTTCGTCAAACCGTGGCGGATTTACGTTACGATACAAGTAGGGATACAGCTATGTCCTCATTGTCTGGTTTTGGTGAGGATGCGACAAGTCAAGCTATTAAATCATATCTTGAAAAAACTATGGATAATGTAAATACAATTGTAAAAGGTCCAGATACGCCTACTGTTACACCTACTGCTGCGCCTGTACAGGGCGGTGGAGATGACGATGATGGTGATCCTTTTGCAGACCTAAAAGCTCAAGTAGCTGCTACACAAGCTCAGGGTCAGGTATTAAAAGATACTAATGCGGATGTTGCTAGTGCCTCAGAAACGTATGAGGCTAACCAAGCTGCAGAAGAAGAAAATGCAACATCTGCTGCAGCAGCCGGAGCAACTCCCGGTGGTCCCGGTGGGCAATACGGCATGAAAACAGGTGGCTTTGTATCTAAACCCTCTAAAAAGAAAAAGAATTAAATACCATAAAGTAATATGGATTTAAAAAAGGTGGCCTAGTTTTATGTAAAAATAAACTATAACCACCTTTATATGACTGGCCTACCCATCCCCCTCCAACAAGGCTACGGTGGCCCCAGTAAGGAAGACTAAATGTCAGAAAATATGGAAGTAATGGCTTCAACTATGGAAGCTCCTAAGAAAGTAGCATTTGCTAATAAGAAGTATTCAAACGAAGATCGGCATAAACGAGAAGAAGAAGAACTAGAACGTTTGATTGCAGAACAAAAAGGTGAAGTAGAAGAGGGTGACGAACCTCAAGAAGCTGAACCTGCAAATGCAGAAGAACGTAGTTTTAAAAAACGTTATGGTGATCTACGGAGACACCAGCAATCTAAAGAAAA